CCTCCTTTTTTAAGGGAGGGTCAATCAAAGGATGCTATCCTAAGAGGGGTTAAAATATTGGACAGCTACCATGAGCACATAAGATCTCTCTTATGATTTCATTAGCTTTATCATATTGATTTACGGTTCTAGTCAATCCTTCGTGTAGTGGGTGCATCCAGGAGCCTGGGTTTGAAGGAGTGGATACGAAATCCCAACACAGTAATTCAAAGTCTTCTTGAACTTCTAATGTTTCTCCCATCTGTCTTACTGAACCCATTCCTCTAGATGATACACCAACGGTGATACCTGAATTAATAAGGGCTTGTAAGATGTTTCCAGACGGAGTTGGAAGGATTTCAATTTTACCCATGATATGATCACCGTCCCACCAAATATCTTTGATGTTATGACATACATTCTTAAGGTTAATAACAGTAGATTCGGGGTGATCTAATTCACCAACTGCTCTGTTTTCTTTAACAGAACTCATATACTTATTGATTTCCCTATCCCAAATCTTTTTACTGTAGTATCTTCCGTTACCGTTTTTTATTTCAGCAGTTGCTAAGACACCTTCTACTAATGGAAGACCGGAACCGCCCTTGGCTTCTACTAAGGTAAAGGCTCGGGGTTGAAATGATATAGTTTCAATAAGTAAGTTTTTACTCATTATTTTACTTTTAAATTCTTTTTGTTGATTAACTCTCTAACCATTCCAGACCAAGATTCTTTAGTGGCTTTTGGACCAGCTACCTGTGCTTTCATTGATTTCATGAAATGTGGCTTACGCTCTTCCCATTCTTTCTCAAGTTCTTCACTGCTTGGAACTGGCTTTTCTTCTTTTTCCATTACTGTAGTACCTTCACCGGCTGCAGTTTGCATGATTGACTTGTCTTTTACTCTCTTAGCAGCTTTAGCTTTTTGTTTTTCGTAAAGAGCTTTTTTCTTAGTTAGTACAGCGATGTCTTTTTTTAACTCTTTAACTGCTTTTTTATCGACCATCTCTTTAATATCATCGCCTTCGGTCATGGTCATTTTATTAGTTAATTCGTCAATTTTTTCTTGAGTCTTATTAATTCTATGATCCCAAGCAGCTACTTCACCCATCTTTTCGATTTCTGCGATGTGTTTATCAATAGCTCTTTTTTTAGCTTCATTTAAATTAACAGGTTCCATTCCTGAGGATTTGTACTTACCTGTTACTTCTTTTGTTGGACCTAGACCAGGAGCTTCTTCAGTGTATCCAATACCCTTAACTCCGAAAGCTGCATTCTTTACATAGAACAAAGGATCTTTTTCTAAGTTTTTAAATACGATTGCTTTGATTTCATCTTCTGTCTTATCGGCATTCTTAGGATCTTTCATTTCAGCATAATATCCGTTTAGGATTTCTGCAGTAGAGATGTTATTATTGTTCTTAGCTTTATAATCGTACCCAGCAGTTTCTTTTTCCGTTACTGATTTGTCGGTATCTTTTAATTCTGCTTTTACAGTTTCTGTATTTTCCTTAAACACTTTAAACCAATCTGGAGTTTCAGGTCTTTTAGCAGATACTAATACCATTTCGTTGAGAATTCCTTTCTCAGTAAGAGAGTGAATAACCTGATCAAACGTTTGAACGTTAGTGATATACTGAGGGAATTGAGCTTTAGCTTCCTTTAAGAAGATTTCTTTATTGCCTTTACCTTCTTTGATAAGATTGTATTGATTCTGTAGGCTTTTCATATGTTATAAATAGGTATTGTTTATTTCCAAAGATCTTTATATTCCATACCCTTAGCTGCTTTACGTACTTTATTCTTATTGACGAGCTTCCAGCCCATCTTTAAGTAGTAGTTACGTGAAGTACCTTGTGCTTTTTTATTTGGATTGAAAGCGTAGGGAGTATTATAGCCGCCAGCTGCTCCGGAGGTTGATTCCTCTTTAAGCCATTGTTTAAGCTTTTCTTTTAGCTGCTGTCTGGTTGCCATTAAAGTTCATTAAGTAGTTCGTAGTACTGTAATAGGTTAATAATACAATCATTGGTAACTTTTTCTGTTTTACCTAATGGTTGAACATACTTTAAAACTTCTGTAATTTTAATTTTTAAGACTTCGTCTTTAAGATCACTTGTTTTTTTACTTAGCAAGCTCTGTACTTCTGCAATTTTAGTATTGTAGTACTGCTTTAACTTGTCTGTATTATCAACTGCTGTAACAACCTCTCTTAGTACCTCTTTTTGCTGCGGTGTTAGGTGGTCGTATTTCTCGTTGAACTTTTCTAATAGCATTTTATACGTTAGAATACGTAAATCTTTACTGTATCCTTTATATTCTTCTAGAAGTTCATCTGATTGTACTGCTGCTGGTACTTTAGTTAGGTGTTCGAGTAATGTAATCTTATTGTTAATTACTGTTTCTGGAGCTACTTTTTCTGATGATTGATTCTCGATCAGGTTATTTAGTGCTGCAAACACTTTATAATTACCTACCTTTGCTCTAAAAAAGTTCTCTACGTTGTAGTTTTCTTTAATTTCTCTAACTAGGTTGTATTTTTGCTTTCTAATCTCGGTCCTCTTTAGCTTTGTAGAAGTCTCTATTAGAGTGTTGATAACCATTTCAGCTTTAGATTCTGTTAGGTTTTTATAAGCACCTAACTGTTCGTATAGCTTATATTCTTTCCCTAATTCAGTATTAACAAAATACTTCTTAAGTATATTAATAGCGGTAGAGTTCTTCCCCTCTAAAGTATCAGAGGTGATCTGCCTTACTAGAAGTTCAAAAAGAAGCCCCGTATTTTTAAACTTTGAATGTTTTATTGACATCTATCGATGGTTTTATAATAAATATGTGTTAAATGTTATTCCCTAATTTGTCTTTCGTCTAACAAACCTTCCGCGCTGTTCTGTGATTCAAAAACCAGCTTCTTACGAGTTGGTATTTCATCTAACAATCTAGAGTGTTTTGATAATTGTCTCTTAGTGGTCTCCATTGTAAACGGTGAGGTATTGTCTCTTCCGTATCCCTGTTGGTCATCAGTTTTCATTGCTTTTTTGCCTAATCTATCCATACCTAAAGGATCGTTTGTGGTGTCAATATTCGAAGCTTTTTCTTCTGGTCTACCTTCAGGTCTATCTCTATCATATCCGGCAGGTACTGAACCCGGTCTATCATATACCCTACCTTTACCGTAAGATGTAGCGATATCGTGAGGAGTTCCGTAAGATTCTCCTGTCTCTAAAGGATCATTTCCTTCGTTTTCGATCTGAGACATTCTAAATTTACGTTTTGCATCTTGTAAGATTAACTCTCTCATCTCATCGTACTGATCTGTACTTAGGTGGAAGATGTTATCGTAAATCCAATCAGAAGAAATCAATTGAGAATCCATCATTGTTTGAGCTAACTCAATCTTCTCTTTCATTAACATTACTCTTTCCTGATCATAAATGATAGAAGGTGTTGTTAACGATAGTTCAAAGTTAGTTAATGACTCATCTCTGTATCCCTGAATGTATAAATGCACGAATGCGATCTTATATAGTTCAGAAACCATAATTCTTTGGATCTTTTCTACTGTTCTACCAAAGCGAATATCTTCTGCAGCAAGAGTAGCTTTACCTTGAAGCTTTTCATCATACCCTAAGAATGCTTTTGGAATTCTTAAAGCTGCAAATAGCTTATCTCTCAAGTAATTTACGTCGGTGATACCGTCGTACTGTAATCCTCCTAAAGTATCAATCTTAGTTGCAGTATCATTACCTCTAACTGGAACGTAGAAATCTTCCATTAAGTTCTGCATGTTGTACTTTAAATTATATTCACCTGTTTGCTGGTCAATATAAGGAGTACGCTTCATTTTAGTAATAGCTTTTTGCATGAAGTTTTCTACCTCTGCAGGAGGAATACCGCCTACGTTCATATAGAAAATTCTCTTTTCAGGAGCTCTTACAATTCTATGAATTAACATAGCATCTTCCATTAATGTATACTGCTTAAACAATTTACGAGCAGGTTCAATATAAGAACGGCCGTAAGGTAGGTAGTTTACATCTGTTAATAAACGAAAGTGAGCTATTTCATAATTGTCAAAGTAGATTGACTTAGAGTCGTTCTGGTTTGGAGTTTTAAAGTAGCCGTAAGTGTCTGCAGCTAATCCATCAGGATCGTATCTGTATCTTACAGCGGTTGGATTTTCTGGATCGTAATTCTCTTGTCTTTCTATGTTAAAGGCTGAGAATGGAATAACGTTATAAACACCGTACTTTTCTGAAGCTTCTAATTTTAAGAAGAAGTCTCCGTATTTACACATATTTCTAATCCACCAACTCAAGTTAAACTCAATATTCAGTACATCGTAGTAAAGGTTGTAAAGAATCTTTTGAATGTTTTCGTCGGAAGATCTAATATGCAGAACCTCTCCCATATCATTCTTAAGGGTAGATTCTTCTGAAAGGATATCAAGGGCAGAAGCAATAATTGCATCTGTGTCCATTGCGTCATACTCCGAGTATAGCTGAGTTCTTAGTGTTTGATAATTGAATGAAGATTGGTATCCGTAGAGAGATGTAGGTGAAGTAGTGTAGATTCTATTGTATCTAGCCATTAAAGAGTTATTTTCTAACTCTCCTGACATTTGAATTTGGTTTGTATCTGCTACAGATAACTGATTACCTCCGACGTTCCGAATAATAACATCTGTGGAAAAAAGTCTACGTAATCTTGAAAATATACTAGTATCAGCCATTGTGTAGTGTTAATATAAGTATAAATAGTTAATAAATCCAGCTTATATCTTCTTTTCCTCCTTTACCATTGTCAATCTCATAGGGATTAGCTACGTGGGTAGGTAGGTAAACACCCTGGTAAGAAGGTCTAGTAACCGTAATGTTGTTTAGTGCATTACGTGTTAGGTCTAATCCCTGCTGACGGAACTTTAAAGCAGTGTCTCTGATGTACATAGCAATACCGAAAGCCATAACTAAGTCGTCGTTATACCCGTGCTGTGCTTCTGCTTTACCATTCTTCCATATAAACACCTTCATCTCTTCGATTAAACGTTTGGATCGAATAGTAACCGCTTTTTCATTAACGTATTCTTGAAACTTACCAACAACTAACGGTCTAGTTCTTGAATTCATAGAGAATCCAGCTACCATATTTGAGTTGTAATCGTATTGATCGAAGTAAGAGTCGGCAGATGTATTACCGCCTTTCGGTGAATAGTACAGGTTGGGATATGCTCTATCAATAACGGTCTGAATTGTTGACCATCCAATAGAAGCGTTTTCTATTATCAGTAATGCTTGGTTATATTCTGATGCTATCCCTACTAGTAAGTAGCCAAACTCTTTGGTTCCTAGCTGTCCTTTATATTCTCCAACCTGAGAGTTGTTCTCAATGTCTATAATATGGAAGGTTGAGTAGTCTTTTCCATCACCTCTAGCTACGTCAGCTACTACCATGTAGCTTCTTGAGTAGTCTACAGGTTCCCAAATCCATAAGTTATGATCTCCACCGCGTCTTTCTATCGGTTCAGCCATATAAGTCTGTTGGTAGAACTCTAAATACTCTCCGTAGAAGACAGTATCTCCTGATGTTGAGAAGTCACAATCACATTCCTGTGCTGCCAGGCGTGGATCTCCTAGTAGATTATCTTGAGCATCTCTCCAGCTTTGATCTCTTTCAGGATGGACGTACCAAGGTAGTTTGATTGGTAGGAATTCATTCTCTTTTGCTTCTCCTCTTACCCAGGTTTGGTGGAACCAGTTACCAGTTCCATTAGGAGTTGATAGTACAATCGCACCACCACCCGTTGCTAAGGTCTGTTGAGCTGATGCCCATGTCTCTCCGATGTTATCGATGAAAGCCGCCTCGTCAATTAACAGTAATGATACCGCTTCTGAACGAGCAGCATCTGAATTTGATGATTTAGCTGTAATTTTAGACCCGTTAGAAAGTCTTAAGCTTAGTTTATTCTTTTCTTCTGCATCAATTCTCAACCAAGAAGGTAAGTTTTCGTACATAAATTGTACTTTTGACACCAAGTTACGTGCAGTTGCTTGTGTAGTTGCTAAGGTTAGTACGTTCTTATCTTTGTGAAAAAGCATTAACCATAGTGCATATCCTGCACCTAAAGTCGAAATACCTAACTGTCTTGACTTTAAAATGATAGAATAAGGGTTATCTTGGAAGTGTTTTAGTACTGTTTCCTGGAAAGGGTATAAATGAAATAAGATTCTACCCCTTAATGGATGCTGAATGTAGCAATACTTTTTCATAAAGTGTACGGGATCAACCACACACTTAACATACTCTTGTCTAATAATTGCTTTTAAGTCTGGTTGACTCATAGGCCGAAAATTAGTCCAACAATCATTGATAAAAACCCAACTCCGTAAGCTATCATCTTACCTTCTCTTAAACGCTCTATTTCTTTTCCGTAGGTTGTTATAATTGAATCTTTATTATTAATAACCTCTTTAAATTTTAGTTCGTTATCCTTGTACAACAAGATAGCACTATCTCTATGAAAGATAATAGTGTCCTTAGCAGTGATGATCTCCTGCAGAGTGCTAATAGAATCACGGGCAAACCCTAATTGAGCACCGCAGTAAATTCTTTCCTGTTTAACAATAATTGCTTTCTTCAGACTAGCACAAGGTACACAGCAGGTATCACTTGAAGCTTTCTGCGAATAGAGCGGCGACATCGCTATTAGACATAGCATTAATACGCTTAAGATCTTCTTCATGTTCTTTTTGTTCTTTAGCAGCCTCAGCTGCGGTTTTACTTAACTTATTTTCTAACTTGTTGATTTTATTCTTTTGAATATCTACTAACGAATCCAACTGCAACATTTTTTTGTTGTTCAATTCAATTTCGTTATTCAACGAATCAATTCTTCTTTCGTAAATTGAGGTATCTGGTAGTTTTTCTTGTGGTTTGAAAAAACGGCTGTAAACGATGCCTCCTCCGAAAACCAGGATTATAATCCAAATTATAGCTTGTTTCATGACTTGTATATTTTTAATTTTAGAGTACCAGTGCCTTTTATAACTCTATGCCACTCATGTCTCTTTATAAATATAGATTCATTTAGAGAAGTAGGCAAGCTATTATCTAACTGTATTTTCCAATCTGTTTCTCCAAGTATCTCCACGGTTCTATCTTCGTCATCTTGATGCCATAGTAATTCTATGGGGTCTATATTTTCATTAAACTCACGAATGATATACTCGTCAGTAACTTCTAGGTCAATGTAGGGTTTCTCCATGATACAACTTCGTCTAATTGCTCTTTTGTCCAATAACTATAATAATCAGTAAATTTAAGACCATTTGACTTAGAAGTCAAGTCTGCTAGGTCCTGAACTATCCAAATATAACAATCTGGAAAGGTGGTTGTTACTCCGTTAATTGCAAAAGGGTTTCTAGGATCGCTATCTAAAACTACTTTATTGTTATGTATAAAGTTACGATTAAGCATTTTAGTTTTAGCTTCTAATGCTTCTACTTCATAAATCTCATAATTAGGTAAATAAAAAATACAGACCTTATAAACTTGAACGTTTGCATTACTAATTTGAAATGCGATATCGTCTAGGTTTGTTTCTTCTACGGTGTATTGTTCGTTAGTAACTGCTCCTTTAGCAAAAGGGCAGATCGGCATGTTACTTAGTTCCGGTCTCGGTATAATTAAATGGTTAAACCATTCTTTAAGCTTGTTTATCATTTTTTTCGTCTGTTATTGGACCACCAACAACCCAAGCATCACAAGTTCTAGCAGCTGCACATTTGAACTTTAAGAACCTGCAATAACCTAACTGTCCGGCTTCAATAACATCGAAAGGATCTTCAGAACCTTCATCGTCACCTATTCCTTTTGCAATACAGTCCAAAGTCTTTTTTGTTATATCAAATGCTGCACAATTACCGCAAAGTGACTTCTTAGCTTCTTCTGCAGAATCAAGCTTCCACATATCAACTTTAGCCTGCCAAAACTTCTCATTAGGTTCATTTGGATTTAATGGTCCGTATCCATATTCGTTAATTGCCTTCTGTCTGTTCTGAAGGTTAAGTTCGATGTTTTGAGTAGGTGCAGGACATTTTGCTACCTCTGCTTCACTTAGTATGTCTATTAGGTTTGTCATTTTGTTTTTCCCCAAGTTTTTCCTTTTCCTTTTGTTTTACATTGAGCTGCTGTTGGTCTACAGGCAGGATATTTTGAACGTTTCTCTCCTTCTTTTCTTCCGCAGGATTTGTATCCTCCGTCTCCGTCCGGTGCATTGCAGTCTACCCAACCCTTTTCTTTTCCTTTAGCTCCTTGACGGTTAAACCATTTATGTAATGATTCAGCTTCGTCGAGTTCTTCTTCTTTCAGATCTTTCCAGATTTCACCTTGACGGCATCTAACTACAGCACCTGATTTGTATGCTGAAGGTTTATCATATTTACGGTCAGCAATACGGAGACATCTATCACGCTTCTTCTTTTCTTCTTCGAGAACAGTTTTTAGTATGTCTAGCAGTTTCACCATTACCAGTATCCTGAATAAGATCCTTTTAGTCCAAGCAAGGAGGCATATCTTGGTAATCTACAAGACCAATACCCTGCTTTAGTTTTATCTTTTTTATTCTTACAATCGTGACGATCGGCAAAGGCTTTTCTTGCTTTAGGATTGTTAATCTTAGCTGATAGTCCGGAAGTGTCTCCAAAAGAAACTTTCTTTACTTTTTTAGTTTTAGGATTCATTACGTAAACGTAGAACTTTTTAGCTCCACCTCTCTTAGGTTTTCCTAAAGCTACTTCCTTACCTTGGTACTTAGCTTCTGTTAAAGTATCTTCGTACGTATTAACATCTGCCATCAACTCGTACCACTCATCTAAGGAAGCATTTTTAATGAACCGTAATGCATTTCTGAAATCTTTGAATTGTAAAAAGTCTACTAACTTTGAATCGTTGTATAGTCTTCTTATTAGGTCTCTAACATTGCTTGATTTAATACTAATCTCTTTAAGATTTTCTTCCTCTAATCTACCGCTGATCCAGTGAATGAATCCATACCCTTTAAGTTTTTCTTTTAGGTCATGTAAGGTAGTTGCATCAAAATCATATTCGTTAGTATCTACATAGAAGTCTTTTCCGTTGTAGTGTTTGTAAACATTTGCCATATTCCCTTCATCATCTCCGTAAGTTGCAATATGCTCTTTAGAGTAGAAGGTACCTTCATCAAGGATTGGTAAATCTAAAGGAACTCTATCTCCTTCAAACATTCCATACTCTCCTAAGTTTGTTTCAAGAAGAATATGCTCATCTTCATCCCCTACACTCAGAATGTTTCTAGAATATAAAGTTCTAGCCTCTCTCCACAAATCCAAAAAAGCTGTTGACCCATATCTGAAAGTATTCTCTGTTAAAGGTTTTTCGTTATTGATATGGTATAAAAGGTTTTCTGAAATTCGTTGTTGAAAGGTCATCCCTTCTGTAAGCAGAGGTGCTTTGTTTCCGCAAGAATTGCATCCACAAGAACAGGATTTAATCTCGGTACTCATATGGTATAAATAGTTACCTCTTCCGGTTAAACCAAGTAACTAAAACTTGGTGCTGTTTAGGGGTAGCAAAGTACCCCTGTCTTTTGATAGTATCCAATACTTTATACACATAATCATCCCTTCTATTGAGATCTGCCCATCTTTTCCACTTATTCCAAGCAGCTTCTCCGGTTAAATTAATACCTCCATTTTTAAAAGAAAGTGGCATTTTATCAATAGCTTCTTTTATAGCATATACTTTTCCACCACCTTTTAATGCAGTTACTGTATTTAAATTAACTGTTCTATAAGCCTGTTTCCTTAAGTCCCATAAAATAACATATCCGTGTTCGTCTGGATTGTATTTTAATCCACCTCCGGTAATGTTTTTCTTAACTCCAGTACGTGTATTGATAGTCCTAATGCTTCCGTCTTTCTTTCTGTATACAACGGTCATAATCTTACCTTTACTATTCTTTAGAATATAACGCAGTTGTTCCTTACTCAAGGTATCAACTCCGGGCAAAGGTTCTGGCTCTTCTGGATTTTCTTGCTCCAGAAGTGAATACATCTTATTAATTAAATCTTCAAAAAGGATATCCTCCATCAATATTAAATATTGAAGTAAGTCTGGTTTTGCAAACCTTTCTCGCTATCCCATAGGAAAGCCTCTGCAGATTTTCTTGCCCCAATGTATCCTTTCTTATGATGCCAGCTATCAGTCCCTGATAAGGAGTTCATAAATCTTACGATTACTCCTTGGTATTCGTTAGTAGACTTAAGCTGAGTTTCTTTCTTGTGGTGTAAATGACCTAAGTGAAATTCACGGTAGAAAGTTTTAGCCCACTGTACGGGATTTTCTTGAGCCATAATCATCGGCAAGTCTGCGATCTTCTCATTGTTACCGTGTGTATAGCCGATCAAACATTTTCCAAACATAAAATACACACGGTAACAATGAGAA